GCTGTCCGCTGGCACGTTTTCCGATCTGATCGGCAGCATTCTGGAAAAGGATTTCGCCACCGGCGTTGACAGCACCGCGCTGACCCTGACCTACGGCGGCAGCGCAGGCGCTTGGACGGTCGTGCGTGGCACTGGATCGTTTTTGTCAGATGGTTTCAAGGCTGGTGATGTGATTCGCGCATCGGGCGGCAGCGTGTCGGCAAACAACGACCGCAATTTCCTGATCACCAGCGTCGTGGCGCTGACCATCACGTTTATTGCGCTCGATGGCGCGACCGTAACGTCGGGCAGCAGCACGACCACGACGCTGACCGTACAGGGCAAAAAGACCTACGCGCCGACCACCGGCCATACCAAGGATTATTACACGTTCGAGGAATTCTACAGCGATCTGACGAAATCCGAGACGTTCAAGGATTGTCGCGTGGGTTCGGTTGCCATCGGGCTGCCGGCTACCGGCAACGCCACGATCAGCGTCGATGTGGTCGGTTTGTCGCGCACGCTGGGCAATGCTCAAGTGCTGACCACGCCGACCGTGACCACGACGGCGATTATGTCGGCGATCAACGGCGTGATCCTGATTAACGGCAGCGCGCAGACTGTGGCCACGGGCATCAATTTCACGATTGCCAACAGCGCCGCAAACGCTGGTGCCGTGATCGGCAGCAATTTCGGCCAAGACGTGACCACGGGCCGTATTATGGTATCCGGCACGTTCACCGCGCAGTTCGACAGCACCACTTTGCAGGCGCTGTTCGACGGTGAGACGAATACTAGCATTAGCGTCGTGCTGACTGGCGACAACACCGGCACGGCTGATTTCGTGGCGTTCACGATGCCGCGCGTCAAAATCACCAGCGACCAGCCGAACGATGGCGAAACTGCCATTGTGCGGACTTACAATTTCATGGCCGAGTATAACGCAGCCGGCGGCAGCGGTATCGCCACCGAGCAGACCATTCTGAGCGTGCAGGATTCGGCAGCGTAATTGATCGACAACACCGGGAGAAACTATGTTCAGCATTGACGATCTGGATGCCGTGAAGGCATGCGGCAATCCTTTCGAGTTCGAGTATAAGTTCGGCAACGGAAAAGGATCGGGCGTGTTCATCAGCGTGCTGGGTGACGAGTCCGAAACCGTTGCCGTTGAGACCGCCGCGATCATGGCAGCAGAGCGCGCCCGCAAGGAAGCGGCGGAAGCGCAGGGGAAGGAATACCAGTTCGACGCCGTAAAACTCGGAAAGCAGATGGCGGCAATCCGGATTCAGGGCTGGCGCGGCATCAAGGAAGAATTCACGCCGGAAAACGCGCTTAAGCTGTGCATGAGCAATACAGCCATCGCCGACCAGGTAATGCAGCACAGTAAAAACTTGGGCAATTTTATCAGGCTCTGATCGATGACCTGCTGCGGTGGGCGCGGTCAGAGCAGATACTGAGTGAAAAACAAGACGACGGCCAGCCGCTGCGCACGCATCTGGCTGTGATTGAGCGCAAATCAGGCCAGCCGCATCGGCTGCTGTCCGGGCGCAAGCCGCTGCTGGAGCGCGCGCAGTATCTGTGGGGCTGGTGGATGGAAATGCGGCTGGAAGCCGGGCCGCAGCAGCCGATCACGGCGCGCACGATGCAGGACTGGCAGTGGCTGACCGGAAACCGGCTGAACATGCGCGAAAGGCGCGCTATAATGGCGCTTGAGGCGCAGTGGAGGAATCCCGGTGACGGAAGCAGTCCTGAAGATTAAGGTCGATTCCTCCGAAGCGGAGAAGGGCAAGCGCTCGCTGGATGAGCTTGCGAAATCCGGCGCAGCCGCTGAAGGTTCCAGCAAGAAACTCACCGACCAAACCGAACGCATGAGCACGGCGGCGAAAACCGCCTATGCTGCGTTTACCGCGCTCGCCGGGTCGCTGGCGGTGCGCCAGGTCATCGAATACGCCGACGAATGGCAGAATGCTGAAAACCGGCTGCGGCTGGTGACCAGCACGAGCAGCGAGCTGGCGGCGGTGCAGCAGACGCTGCTGCGGACGGCGAATGAGACGCGCGCCGGGTATGCTGGCACTGCCGAGCTGTTCACCACGCTGACGCGCAGCACGACGGCGCTAGGTCTGTCGCAGCAAGAAATAATTGACCTAACTCGCACGATCAACCAGACGTTCGCGGTTGCTGGTGCAAGCGCGCAGGCGATGGATGGTGCGATCCGGCAGCTGGCGCAGGGTCTGGCGTCCGGCGCATTGCGCGGAGACGAATTTAACAGCGTGGCCGAGCAAGCGCCGGGTATCCTTGATGCCGTGGCCGCATCGCTGCGCATGGGCCGAGGGGAGCTGCGCGAGTTCGCGGCAACCGGCGGCATCACGGCGGAAGTGCTGGTCAGGGCGATTCAAGGTTACGCCGATGTGGTCGAGCGCGATTTCGCCAAGGCGCAGCGCACGTTCGGCCAGTCGATGACAGAAGCACGGAATAACGCGCTGCAATTCGTCGGCAGCTCGAATCTGGTTAAGGCCAGCACGCAGGCGCTCGGTGACGTGCTAGTTACTGCGTCGGAAAATTTGGGAAACATCGCAACAGCCGCCGCCGCTGTGGCTGGCGTCATGGTTGCGCGCATGATTCCGGGACTGGCATCGACTGCGGCTGCAACTGTCGCGGCCAGCATCGAATCCGTGCGATATCAGGCCGCGCTGGCGGCAATGTCCGGAACCAGCCTGACCGCAGCAACCGCCACCAACACGCTGCGAGCCGCGTTGGCGCTTGTCGGAGGGCCGACTGGTGCGCTGATTATTGCAGCCGGATCGCTCGCGCTGCTGATTTCGCGGATGGAATCGGCCAAGGAAATGACGGCACGGTTCCGCAATGAAATGGATCAACTGAGCCGCGAAGAATTGACGCGCGGCATTGAAGTGCAACGCACATTTATTCAAGGGCTGGAAACGCAGATCGAGCGCATGGAACGCGGCAACACGGCGAACGCGGCATCACGCCAGCGCTTGGCTGAATTGCGGGAAGAGCTGGAGCTTGCGCAGAAGGACTTGCAGCGCATGAATAATGGCATGGCCGCTATTGAAGAGCGCGAGTTCGACCAGCTTATCGACGACATGACCGAGGGGTTTTACGGGTTCGGCGATGCAGCGCAGGGATCAGCCGACGCGTTGCGGGATGTGGCAGGAGGAACGGACACAGCAGCTGACGCCATACGTGATTTTAATTTGATGATTGATGCCGCTGCAGATGCGTCCTACAACACCGAATCCGCCTACGTTGCTTTGATGGGCGCGACCGAGGGTGTCACAACGCGCACCACACGCCTAAAATCCGGCATGGATGATCTGAAGATCACCACCGAGGACATGGAGGCCGCGAATCAGCAGGTGGCTGACGCGTTCGGCAAAACGGGCGATGCGGCCGAGGTGGCGAACGATCAAATCAGCCGCATGACCGATCTGATGCGCGATGATATTTCCAGCGCGTTTGCCGACATGATGATGAACGGGGGCAACGCGTTCGACAATATAGCGAAATCTTTCGAGCGCATGGTTTATAAGATGGTGGCGGATTGGGCGGCGTCCGGCATCATGAACATGGTTTCAAAGGCGTTCGGCGGCGAAGGCGGCTACACATCGGTGCTGGGCGATATTATCAAGGGCGCGGGCGCGGCAAAGACAGCGACGACGGCAGCTACAACAGCCGCCACCACGGCGGCAACGACAGGAACCGCAGCCGCCGGCGGCGGCATCATCAGCGGCATTGGCGGCGCAGTCAGCAGCGCCGGATCAGCTATCAGCGGCGCTGTAGCAGCGATCCCTGGCTGGGGCTGGGCGCTGGCAGCGGGTGGCGCTTTGGCGGCTGTGCTGGCCGATAAATCGACGCCAAGCAGCAACGCCGGTATTCTGCTGTCAGACCTGCCGGGCGTGGCCGCTGATCGCAAGCGCGATGTGCCGGCGTTCGCGTCCGGCGTCGACCCGGTGCTGTTTGCCCGGCGCGAGGATTTCGGGCGCGCGCAGCAGATCGCAGACGCGCTGCGCCAGGCGGATGCGGCTGTCATGGAGCGGTTCGCGGCTGCCGGCAAATCGTTCAGCATCACCGGCCCGGAGCTGGCGGCGTTCAGCGAGACCGGCACCGGGTTCGGCCAGTTCCTGGGCGTAGCAGCCGAGGATGGGAACATTGCGCTGACGGCAGAGCAGTCGATCCAAAAGTATATTTCCGAGCTTATCAAAGCCGGCAGCCGCTATACCGGCGTCAGCATCGTGCCGAGCGGATCGGCTGACGACATGCTCGCGCAGCTTGAAAAGGCGCTCATGGACGGATCGCACGCCAACGGCCTGAATTATGTGCCATATGACGGCTACCGGGCCGAGCTGCACCGGGGCGAGCGCGTCCAGACCGCCGCCGAAGCGCGTGCGCAGGATGCAGGCTGGGGTATAATGGCTCGCGAGCTCTCGGCCATGCGCAGTATGATGACCGAAACGGCTCTGGCGACGCGCCGCACAGCCGACCTGCTGCTGCGCGTTACGCGCGATGGCGAATCCTTGGTAACGGTGGCCGCATAATATGCAAGTAATACCGCCGATTGAAATCACCGACGCCATGCTGACCAGCAGCACGGTGCCGGAAGCCGTGGCTGCGACTTACAGCGCCGGCACGACCTATGCCGAGGGCGATCTGGCAGGAGCTGCGCCAGTCACCGGCCAGGCGCAGATCGTCTGGCGCAGCCTGCAAAACGGCAACACGGGCAACGCGCAGACCGAGGGCGTATGGTGGACGAAGGCCGGCGAGGTGTACCCGGCCTATAGCGGCGGCACGACCTACGCAGCGGACGATTTCGCGCAGGACAACACGAATCACCTGATTTATAAATCGCTGGTCGGATCGAATACCGGCAACGCGCTGACCGATGCCACAAAATGGCAGCTAATCGGCCCAACGAACCGATGGGCAATGTTCGACTACGCACGCAACAGCGCAGCCAGCGTGCCAAACAGCCTGACGGTCGTCATCACGCCGGGCGAGCGCATCAACAGCGTGGCGCTGTCGGGGCTGCGGGCGAATTCGTATTCGATCAGCGTATCAAGCACGACCGGCGGCGGGGTGGTATATACCGACTCGGGTAGTCTGAACACGCGCCAAACGCTGACCTGGTACGATTATTTTTTCGGCACGTTCGACACGCAGGAAAGCTACGTTACGTTCGAGGTGCCGCCATATACGGACTGTGTGATTACGATCACATTATCAGTGACCAGCGGTAACGTGTCCTGTGGTTCTTGCGTCATCGGGTCATTCGTTTATTTGGGCGAGACTCAATACAATGCGGTGTCCGATGTGTTGAATTTTTCGACCATCACCCGCGACGAAGATGGCAGCGCAACGCTTACCGCGCGCCGCAACATTCCGACAACGCAACAAACGATCTGGGCAGATAAATCGCGCGTGAATAAAATCAGGCAGCTGCGCGAGGATTTGAACGCGACGCCGGCAATCTGGTATGGCATTGCCGACGATGGCGATGGGTATTTCGAGGCGCTGTCGATTTTGGGCATTTACAAGGAATTCGTGATTAACGTGGCTCTGCCGGAAAAAGCTATTCTCAGCATCAAGCTGGAGGAAATTTAAGTGACGACGATTACGCAGACCATTACGCCGCTGAGCACGCCGCCGAGCACCAATGACCCGGCGACATTCGACACGCGGGCCGATACGTTCCTGGGCGAATTGCCTGACCTGGCGACCGAGATCAACACATGGGCGGGCCAGGCGAACACGGTTGCGGGCGAGGTAAGTACAAACGCCATCAACGCTCAAGCTGCATCAACCGCAGCAATTTCTGCAACCAATGCGGCAGCATGGGTCAGCGGGCAAACCTACCAGGCAGGCGCGACAGTTTATTCGCCGATCAATGCGCTAAGTTACCGGGCCAACACTACAACAAGCGGCACGACCGACCCGTCAGCGTCAGCGGATTGGACGGTGATTTCTGGCGATGTATCAACGGTTGGTACGCAGACCCTAACAAATAAAACCCTGACCGACCCAGCCATCATCGGCACGATTCTGGAAGACGTTTACACGATTTCAGACGGCGCTGATTTTGAGATTGATCCAGGGAACGGCTCCATCCAATTGATTACACTCGGCGCATCACGCACGCCGAAAGCCACGAATTTTTCCGCAGGTGAGGCGATCACGCTGATGGTGGACGATGGCACAGACTACACGCTGACATGGACTGACGCGACATGGGGCGGCTCTGGTGTGATCTGGGAGACTGACGCAGGTGTGGCACCTACACTGTCTACCACTGGCTACACGACAATCGTGCTGTGGAAAGTATCGACTCAGGTTTACGGCGCTCGCGTGGGGAATGCGTAATGCTGGCGACACTGGTTAAAGCATCGAAAAGCGGCGAGGTTAGTTACACGCTGTATATGTGGGGCAGCAATACTCAGGGGCAGCTTGGGGTTGCACCTGCTTCGGTGGCGACTGAGCCTCAAGAGTTAGGCGGAACAGATTGGAGTAATTCGGATCGGTATAAAGTTGCTGCTGGAGGCAGTCATGCCCTTGCAATTAAAACCAACGGCACATTGTGGGCTTGGGGTGCAGGGGCAGATGGGCAATTAGGTGATGGCACAACAGTAAACAAATCCTCCCCTATACAGATCGGAGCCTTGTCCGATTGGGCGCAAGTAGCTGGGGGCGCTTTTCACAGTGTTGCAGTTAAAACTAACGGCACACTTTGGGCTTGGGGTAGTAATTCACTTGGGCAATTGGGTGACGGCACAACAGCAACTAAATCATCTCCCGTTCAAATCGGGGCTCTTTCCGATTGGTCTCAAATTGCTAGTGGAAGCAACCATTCTCTTGCAATAAAAACCAATGGCACGCTATGGGCGTGGGGCTACGCTGCTGTCGGCTCACTCGGCGATGGCACAACAGTTGATAAATCATCTCCCGTTCAAATTGGAGCTTTATCCAACTGGGCGCAAGTAGCTGCCGGGACTAATTACAGTTTAGCAGTTAAAACTGACGGCACGTTATGGGCGTGGGGACTTGGCAATGATGGCAGGTTGGGCGATGGAACCACGGTATCTAAATCTTCTCCCGTTCAAATTGGAGCTTTGTCTGACTGGGCGCAAGTATCTAGTGGCACTACACATTCACTTGCTCTAAAAACTGACGGTACATTGTGGGCATGGGGCGCAGGAACGAGCGGTCAGCTAGGTGATGGAACCACGGTATCTAAATCATCTCCTGTGCAAGTTGGCGTTTTGTCCGACTGGGCGCAAGTTGCGGGGGGCAATTTGTTTTCTTTGGCTATTAAAACTGACGGCACGTTGTGGGCTTGGGGCAATGCAACAAACGGAAGACTGGGCGATGGAACAGCAGTAATCAAATCATCCCCTGTTCAAATCGGCTCGCTATCAAACTGGTCACAAATTGCGATAGGGTCGTCAAGAGCGTCAAACTACAGCACCAACACCAGCAACGAGCTTTACGTCTGGGGGTCAAATTCATACTTCGAGCTCGGTCTCGGCGCTTTTAACCGCTCCTCTCCCGTCCAAGTAGGCGACATCAACGACTGGCTGCAAGTAGCTAGTGGCACATCGCACACTGTTGCAATCGGTGCTGATAATTCGCTGTGGTCATGGGGTGGTAATGCAAACGGTCAACGTGGCGATGGAACAACGAATCCAAGATCATCCCCAGTGCAGGTTGGGGCGTTGACGGATTGGGAACAGGTTGCCGCAGGCCAACAATTTTCTGTCGCGGTTAAAATTGACGGCACACTTTGGGCTTGGGGTTTAAATGATTCTGGGCAATTAGGTGATGGAACAATTGTAAACCAATCATCTCCAGTTCAAATCGGTGCTTTATCCGATTGGGCGCAAGTAGCTGGGGGCAATACACATTCACTTGCTGTAAAAACTGACGGGACGCTTTGGGCTTGGGGTGCAGGGGGAAGCGGGCAACTCGGTGACGGCACAACAGTAAGCCAATCATCTCCAATTCAAATAGGCGCTTTGTCCGATTGGTCTCAAATTGCTGGAGGAAATTTTTATAGTCTGGCAATAAAAACCAACGGCACGCTATGGGCTTGGGGTAGTAACTCAAATGGCAAATTGGGCGATGGCACAACAGTAGGCAAATCCTCTCCAATTCAAATAGGCGCTTTATCTGATTGGGCGCAAGTTGCTGGAGGAAACAATCACAGTCTTGCAATCAAAACCAACGGCACGTTGTGGGCTTGGGGTTTAAATAGTGCTGGGCAATTAGGCGATGGAACAACCGTAAACCAATCATCCCCTGTTCAAATCGGTGCTTTGTCCGATTGGGCGCAAGTGGTTGCTGTAAACATCCATTCAATTGCAGTTAAAACCAACGGCACAATCTGGGCTTGGGGTAGCGGAACAAGCGGGCAACTCGGTGATGGCAGTATTGTCTCTAAATCTTCCCCCGTCCAAATCGGCTCGCTCACCACATGGGAATCATCCGGTTACGGCCTAGGATCAAATTCATCAATCGGTCTATCATCATGACCCAAATTCATCCATTAGACATAGCACTGCAAGCATCCATCAACGGCCATCCTGACGTTTCCGAGGACATCCTGCGTTCGTACCCCGAGCAGGACGATGCCCGAGTCGTGTTCAACTTGGGCTGGCACGAGATGCGCCACGGCAACCTAAAGAAAGGTTTGCAGATGATGGATGCTGGCCGGTTCATAAATTGCTTTGGCCTGCCGAGATTGGAAGGCGAAATCTGGCGCGATCAAGACCTGACCAACAAGACCCTGCTGTTCCGCTGCGAAAACGGGTACGGCGACCAGATCATGAATTTCCGCTTTGCCAAGGATTTTCAGGCAATGGGCGCTCGCGTTGTGATCTCATGCCTGCCGTCCCTGATGCCGCTGTTTTCGCGTCATGGCTTCGTCTGCATCGACAACGGCGCGACACCTTATATCCATTACGATTACTGGGTGCCTGCGATGTCTGCCGCGCATATTCTAGGCTATGACAGCGACACGTTCCCCGGCCAGCGATACCTGACCGCAGAGCCACGTAAACTGTACAGCAAGCCTAATACGCTGAAGGTCGGCATCCGCTGGGCTGGCAATCCTGAGTTCGAGCACCATCAACATAGGCGCTTCGACCCGCAGCCGCTGATCGACCTGCATGAAGTGGACGGCGTGACCCTGTACAGCCTACAGCGCGACGAGGATTGTATCGACGGCCTGCCGTTTGCTGATCTCCGCGACCAAATGAAGACATGGGAAGATACGGCCAGCATTATTCAGGGGCTGGATTTGGTGATTACGTCCTGCACATCCATTGCTCATCTGTCCGCTGCGCTGGGCAAAAAAACGTGGGTAATCGTGCCGATCCTGCCGTACTACGCATGGGCGGTGCCGGGAGAGAAATCAGTTTGGTACGATAGTATCCGACTGTTCCGGCAGACCGAATATGGAAATTGGGACGAACCGTTGAATAACGTCCGACTCGCGCTTGAACAGAAACTCAGCATGAAGCAGGCAGCATAGGAGCTACTATGTACATCAAAACCAGCAACGGAGCCTACGAGAAACCTTACTCAATCGGCCAGCTCCGGAAAGACAACCCGAACACATCATTCCCGAAAAACCCCAGCGAAGCATTATTGGCTGAATGGGGCGTGTTCCCCGTGACGCCTACGCCGCAGCCAGCCTATGACCCGGCAACAGAAAAGGTCATTGATGACGCACCAGTGTACGTTGAAGGCGCTTGGCAGCAGACCTGGCAAGTCGTGCCGCTAAACGACCAGGAAAAGGCAGAGCGGCAGAATGCTGCGCGTGAGCAACTGAAAAACACCGGCATTGAGATCAACGGCGTTTTGTGCAGCGCAACCCGCAACGACCAGGACGGCCTGACTGCGGTTGCAATGGGCGTCACGCTGGCACGGATGGCTGGCGAGGTGTTCCCGCCGACCGTGTTTTATTTCGAGAATGGCAGTTCGATGGTCATCACGGACGACAATTTCGATTCGATCTATTCGCAATGGGTGCCATTTCGGCAGTCATTTTTCGCCGCATAAAAAAACCCGGCCTATTGGCCGGGTCGTTTATTCCTGACGCGGCAATCTGAATTCATCCGGCACACCAAGCCGCACCGCCAAATCGCGGCATTTTTCCTGATCTGGCAGCGGCGCTTTGCCGTTGGCTGCGTCCCATAATTCCTGTTCAACCTTTGCGCGCCGGTTCAGTTCGTAATACCCGTTGCGTAGATTTCTCAGGCACCAGATTGCTTTCAGGATCGTTTGCAGGTTCATTCGAGTCTGTCCATCGCTTCGGTTTCCCGCTGGTGCCAATACGCATCGCGGGCGCGCTCTTCGGCGTCGCTCATCCTGCGCAGCGGTCTGCCGCTGAATACGTCGCCAAAATCGCGCATTGTATCGCTGAACATCTGCGACGGCGTGCGGAAATCCTCATCGCCAACGCGCATGGGGTCGTCTGGTGTCATATCATATCTCCCGGTTGATTTGTGTTACTGCGATGCGGATATTGCTCCGCTGCCCGCCCCATGTCAACAGTGATATAATAATTTCATGATTCACGCCCCCGACCTGCAAACGCTAGTAATCCGCCCGGCCCTGCTGGCCATTGGGCTGCATTCTGACGCATCGGAGCGGCTGCTGGTCGGCACCGCTGCCACGGAATCGACCGTCGGCACCGTTACGCGGCTGCGGCAGACCGTCGGCCCGGCGCTGGGCATTTTCCAGATTGAGCCGGCCACGCATCAGGACGTGTGGCGTAATTACCTGGCGTTCCGGCCTGAGCTGGCTGCGCGCGTACGGGCGCTGTGTCCGTCGGAATACGTGCAGCCTGATGGCACGATTGAGGATACCGCGCTGGTCGGGTGCCTACCGTATGCTGCTGCAATCGCCAGGCTGGTCTACGTGCGTGCCAAGCCGCCGCTGCCGGCTGCGGACGATGTGCCGGGACTGGCTGATTACTGGGTGCGGTTCTACAACCGTGGCGGCAAAGGTACGGTGGCAAAATTTATGCAGGCATGGCCGCTATGAAAGCGCCGCAATACGAGCTAATCCGCAAGGGCAAAATGGGCCGGTTGCTGGCGCAGTACCGATTCTATCCGCCCATCACCGGCTATGAGGCGCGCATCGAAAACAGCACGATGGCGTGCAGCATCGATGCCACGGGCCTGCTGATTGTTGAGCCTGGCTTTGAGTGGGATTTCGGCAGCGGGCCGGCCATCGACACGCCGGCTGTCGTGATCGCGTCACTGGCGCACGATGCGCTGTGCCTGCTGACCAACCGCCGACTGCTGCCGTGGAGCTGCCGCGCGCAGGCTGATGCGTATTACCGGCATCTGCTGTACGTCAACGGCACCGGCTTTGCACGCCGCTGGTGGCAATACATAGGCGTGCGCGGATATTCTGAATTGGTCGCCCGGTGGAGGGACAAAAAATGAAATACCGCATCATGTGCATCGCGCTGTTTTTCGCATCGTTGCCGGCCTGCTCATCGCTGGAGCGGCTGGATTATGTCTGCGTGGACGTAGTCGCCACCGGCCCGATGACCGGAACGCGCGCCGATGGCAAGGGCGTCAAATTGCCCGAGGGCGAGACCCTCACGCCGGAGCTGGCGAAGGTGCTGTGCCGGGAATAAAAAAACCCCGGCGTCCAGCTGTGAAGCACCGGGGGCTGCAAAACGAATTAGGTGCCGGTCTTTCCCGGCTGTCAGCGAGCGCCAGCGCCAAGGAGTAAACGCCGCGCCCGCTGCCGGTGTTTTTCGTTATCAGCGCACCGCCGGCTGGCGCTGTCCGAGTTATCCGCTAACGCGGCCCGCTCGGCGCGGGGCTACAGATTCGCCCGGATCGACAGCCGCAACCATTTTTTGCTCATTTCCATGCTCAACGCGCCGCGCATATCTTCCAGCGTGCAGGTCGTGTCTTGGGCTTTGCGCTGTTCGTATTTCGCGCGCGACCAGATCGCCGCTTCCACGCGCTTGCAATCGTCGCAGACCCTGACTTTCGGTTTTTTGGCATGCAGCGCGCCGCAGACGCTGCATTCGATAATCGTACCGACCGGCACTGTTTTCCTGCCGCGTTTATTCATCATCGTCTGCTGTCTCCGGTTTCGATTGCGTCGTCGTGCAGGGCGGGCATTGCTTGATCGTGCCGCCTGCCGCCAGGAATGCGGCGATTTGCGCCGCAGTATCGTCCGGCTCGGGTTCCTGCGGTTTCGTGCTGTACCTGCGATCTATGGGTGACATTAAAAAACATCCTCCGAATCAGATGCCGCAGCCGGTGCGGCTAGTTTCTCGCGCTGCACTGCGGTCAGGCGCGCGCCTTTCTTTTCCAGCGATGCCGCGATGCTGTCAACCGTGGCCTTCCCACTGGCAATCATTGCTTGGAATTCCGGCAGTTTAGCGGCGAATCGATCGTCAGGGTACTGCTGCACCTGCTGGGCTGCTGGCACGTCGTTTAACTCGCGGACGGTGAATTCCTTGCGCTTGCTGCGGGTCGTTGTCAGCATGAACGTGTGCGTTCCCTTGATATGACTCAAATGCGAAATGCGGATGCCGCCTACTTTCACGCCGCCAAACACCACGTCAGGATCGGCAAACAGCGTCAGGCTGCGACCGACCCATGCGCGGCCATCATCGCCCCATGCCGCGACCAGCACGCGGCGCATCGACTTGCAGGGCTTGTAAGGCTGAAATCCGCCGGATAAATGGCATTCGACGGGCTGCTCGGCATTGCCGCGCCGGACGTTGCTGATCGTGACCGTAATCGGCCCGGCGATCAGATCGTCGGCGTTGAGCTGGTCGGATTTGGGTTTTATGGTGTCTCTGAAATTTAGATTGTCTGTCATGGTGTTGCGCTCCCGGTTGATTGGAGCGCCAACCATACGCCCGGCGCTGGCAAGGTGTCAACAGGTTTTTGCCGCAAAATAATCCTTGCATTGCTGCCGCTGTTGCGGCAATCTCGCCGGGCAATTCCAACCAACCGGGAGTCACCATGCAAATCCAACACTACCAACCAGGCACGCAACCGCAGCCTGGCACGCTGTACCTGAACATGCCGGATGACGTTTACCACGCGTCGCCGGGCATCTCCAAATCCGGACTTGACCGCATCGCCCTGTCGCCAGCGCATTACCGCTACCGCGAACCGTCAGAGCCGAGCCGCGCCATGACTATCGGCAGCGCGATACATGCCGCGCTGTTGCAGCCTGACGTATTCGCCGCGCGCTACCTGCAACTGCGCGATGTGAAAGCACGCACCGCAGCCGAATATAAGGCAGCCTGCAAGGATTGGACTGGCGGCGGCGAGTTCGTGCTGACCGGCCCGGAATCGGATCACATCGCCGGCATGCGTGCTGCTGTCGAGGCATCTAGTCATGCGCGCGATCTGCTCGGCGGCGGCGATGGTTATTTCGAGGCGTCGCTGTTCGTGACCGATCCGGTGACCGGCGTGCTGGTGCGCGTGCGGTTCGACCGGCTGCGCGAGGATGGCCGGATCGTCGATCTGAAAACGACGCGCGATGCCAGGGCCGATAAATTCGCGCGTGGCGTGGCCGAGTATCGCTACCACGTACAGGCCGCGCTGTATTCCGACGCGCTGGAATGGGCAACCGGCGAGCCTGCGCGCGCATTCGTGCTGTTGGCCATCGAGTCGCGCCTGCCGCATGCGGTGAAGGCGTTTATGCTGGACGCTGATGCGATGCGCGAAGGTCGCAAAGCCTACCGCGCCGACCTGAACCGCTACGCCGAGTGCCTGGCTGCGAACGATTGGCCATGTTATGACAGCGCGCCTGAGTTTATCGGGCTGCCGGTGTGGGCGATGGAGGACGAAGAAATTACTACTGACGACGAGGTTACGATTCATGGCTAAACGCAAACCAGCAACACCAGCCGAGTGCATCGCGGCGCTGATGGCCGGCAAATTGACCCTGCGCGAAATCGTTGAGGGCGTCGAGCGATACGGCAGCACGGTATCGATCGGTCATCTGTCGCGCGTCAGATCGGGCGAGCGCGATTGTTCGGAAACGCTGCATCGGGCGTTGATTGCGCTGCGGGCGGAGGTGGGGAGATGAAAGACATTAAAGATGCCGAACTGAATGCGCATATAACCACACTGCGCAACCTACTGGAGAGGGCAAAGCGATGACGGAATGGATGGTAATGGACGCCCGCGCGATTGACGATCCAGATGATGCTGTGGTGCTGGAGAATTGCGGGCAATCGCGCCCAGAGATGAGAGTGATTAAGCAAGACTGGGGCGGCATGGGGGCTTGTCTATGCAAACAGGAGCCGGGACGGTTCATTGAATTTGTCGAGGTTATCGAATGAAAGACATTGAATACGCTGCGCTGGCAATGGGCAAGGTGCTTGATGCCGGAATGCGCCGCTTTTGGAGGCCGCTGGAAGATGACGGCGACTCGCGCAGGCTGGAGAGGGCGTGTATGCACTGGCTACACTCAAATGAGACAAAAGTCCCGGTCTATGTATGGGAGCTTGACTGCGAACTAGATGACGCAAGACGCGCAGGAAGTCCGCAGGAATACCGCGCCGCAGTATTCGCACTGGCGGTGGCAATAGGCAAAGTGATTGATGGGGGTAATAAATGAGCGAGCTCAAATGCACATACTTCGACCATGTGGCGCCGGAGCTGTACGCATGGTTGGATCAAAATTTAGAAACACACACAATCAGGGACAGGTACGGCGACTCGCACGGTACTATTGAAGTGGTGCCTGCTGAGGCTGTCCTAGCCCTACTCGCCGGCAAGGTGCTGTGCGATGCGGAGCCTTTCGGGCACTTCAAGCCTGAGCCGTTCGGATGGACTGACTGCGCAGAGACTGACGAAGGTGCGCGACCGCTTTATGTTGCTGCCGACATGGGCAGGGAGTCCGCAAAATGATTTGCTACCGCGACACAACTTTTTGCCCGTTTTACATAGACTGCGCGCATGCTGCCGGCTGCGAGCGCGCGCTGTCGCCGGATGTGGTGCTGGCTGCTGCGCAGTTCGGTCTGCCGGTGGCGCAGTATTCGGAGAAGCCGGATTGCCACGAGGTGCGCACAAATGAGCCTTGACGTCACACTGTCAACCGAGGTCTATTCCCGCAACATCACCCGCAACCTGGACGAAATGGCCAAGGCTGCCGGCATATACGAATACCTGTGGCGACCGGACGAAATCGGCATATCCCGCGCGCATGAGTTAATCAATCCGCTGCGCCGTGGCTTGGCGCTGCTCGAATCGGATGCCAACTATTTCCGCACGTTCAACCAGCCGAACGGATGGGGCAGCTATGAAGGGCTGATTGAATTCGTTCGCGAATATCTGGCCGCGTGCGAACGGCATCCGTATGCGAGGGTTCACGCATGTCGCTGACCCTGCGCCCTTACCAATCCGCCATGCTCGACGCCGCCCGCGCCGCCATGCAGCAGCACCGGCGCATTCTGCTGGTGTCGCCGACCGGATCGGGCAAAACGGCGCTGACCGTGTCGATGATGCGCACCGCAGCCAAGCGTGGACTCACGAGCATGTTCTGCGTTCACCAGAACGAGTTGCTGCGTCAGACCAGCCGCGCGCTGTGGGCGCAGCAGCTTGAGCATGGCGTAGTCGCGGCAGGCAAGCGACACTCCAAGCTGCCGGCGCAGGTGGCGAGCGTGCAGACGCTTGTGCGCAGGCTAGATGCGTATCCGGAGCCGAACCTTATCGTGGTTGACGAAGCGCATCGTGGAATCTCGCCGGTCTATATGCGGATTTTCAACCACTGGCCGCGTGCGCGAATCGTAGGACTCACGGCAACCCCCGAACGCACCGACGGCAAAGGACTCGGCCAGATATTCGAGACAATCGTCGAAGGCCCGACCATCCGCAGTCTGATTGACGACGGCTGGCTGTGCGCGTTCGAGCTGATGGCTCCACCGCAGACCGTTGACCTGGACGGCGTGCGAACCAGCATGGGCGATTTCGATCAAGCCGAGGTCGAGTCGCGCATGGATAAACCGGCGATCACTGGCGACGCGGTCGAGCACTACGCCAAGCACGCGCGCGGCAAGCGGTGCGTGGTCATGTGCGTGACGATCAAGCACGCCGAACACGTTGCCGAGCAGTACCGGGCGGCTGGCGTGCCGGCTGAGTGCATCCACGGCTGGCTGTCAGACGGCGAGCGCGAGGCCGCGTTGCAGCGATTCGCGCGCGGGCAGACGCTGGTGCTGACGAATGTGCAGCTGATGGTCGAGGGCGTGGATATTCCCAGCATCGAGGTCGTGCAATGGCTGCGCCCGACGAAATCGCTCATTATCTGGATGCAGGGCAACGGGCGGGGGCTGCGACCGTCGCCGGGCAAGAACCGGCTGCTGATTCTGGATCATGTGGGCAACTGGAGCCGGCCAGGTTTCGGAATGCCGGACGATCCGCGCGTCTGGTCGCTGGAAGGCCGGAAAGAACGGCAAAAACGCGAGCCGGTCGAGTCGTTCGAGGTGAAACAGTGCGAGATGTGCTATACAGTATACCGCGCGCACCTGGCAGCATGCCCGAATTGCTCGGCAGCAGCCAAGCCAACACAGCGCGAAATCGAAGTGGTGGCCGGCGAACTGGCGAAAATCGAACAGCGCCATGAAAGGCGCGAACAGGGCAAAGCGCGCACGCTGCATGATCTGGTCGCGCTTGGTATGCGCAAAGGGATGACGAAGCCGGCAGAATGGGCGGCGATCATGGTCGCAGCAAGGGTCGGCCGCAAGCCTGGGCCGGTAGAGTTCGCGGAGGCGCGCAAGGTGCATGCGGGGATTGTCGCTGCTGCGGCACCATCCGAGCCGGTTTTTTGAGATGACCGAAAAACGCCCACGCCAATACGCCGCCGAAATCGCCGCCCTGCCAACCCGGCAGCAGCGAGCGGCGGCACTGGCCGAGGTTCCGGCGCATTTACGGGAGATGGTGCGCGCACACGTTCAGACGGCATTTGCGCTGTCACGGAGGAAAACGCATGAGAATGTCACCGAATAGCAAAGCATTCGCCGAATTCTGGACGAATGCGCCGGAATCGCTGACCG